TAATAAGAATATCAATATTACATATCAAGTACCTGCAGCAGTATGCCCTAAATGTGGAGCTGAAATTCCAGCAATTCCTATGTCTGCTCAGGACTTGGTTTTTACACGTCATCAGTTGATTCGCATGTTAGACTAATGCAATTAATTGATTCAGTTTGTTTTGAATATAGAGGTAGATTATCTGTTATTGAGGCAATGAATATGCCAATAGGTGATCTACTCATATTAAAGAAATTTATATTGGATCAAAGAGAAGCAGCTGATGCGGCCAAGAAGAAAGCTAAACAAGAACAAAAAGATGAAATGATGAGAATGCGATATCTTCAAGCAGCATATCGCGGTCACCCACAAGCTGGTATAAGCGGAACTCCTCAAGGTCCTAGTAAACCAGTCGAATCTCAAACTATGACACGTGAAGAAGCTGCTAGATTAGAAGATGCGTTTGAAGATATGCTATAGGAGGCACTACCGATGGATTTAGTCGAATTTTTCTGTAAATTCGGCACTGGAGATTTTGATTATATAACACATTATTTTGGCGAAAATAATCTATTATATAGTATTCTTAAAGAGCACGATATTCTAAATTGTGATATTACTAAAATACAAAAAGGTGTATCCCATATTGAATATATCGTGAAATCAAAAGATACTAATATGATCAACAATGTATATCAAGAATACATTAATATTCTAAAAATAGAAGATCCTAATACCCCTCTATCCATGAAAGTTATAAAAGTTTCTCCTAGAGAATTAAGTATCGTAATGGATAAAATATAATATTGTAGGCTAGTGCTATCTGAGCACTAGCCTATTTTATTTACATTATAATAATATAAAGGAGGTATACGATGGCTGATAAACTTAGGGAGGAAAACCTCCAGGTATCCCTATTGGATATAGATGATTTCGTTAAGAAAAATAACTTATCAGAAATCACTAACCCTGTAATATTTGATACTAATAAGAATCCAACAGATGATGGGTTATTATCTAATACATTATTCGGTATCACAAGAGAATCTCGTGGTACTACATTTGCATATATTGATTTAAAGAAAAAATTCCTTCAACCATTAGTTTATAGAATCTGGAGTAAAGTTGATTCTAAACTTAAATCTATTATTCATGGTATTGGTACTTATAGTATTGATAAATCTGGATATATTGTAGAAGATCCAGAAGGTGATAATGGTATTGATTTCTTAAGAAAGAATATCGATAAGATTAAGTTTAGAGAAACAGATTCTGTTAAACGTGAAAGATATATTAAATTCCTAAATGAAAACAGAAAGAATTTCTTTACTGATAAACTATTAGTTATCCCGCCATTCTATCGTGATATCAAAGTAGATGGTGGTAAGATTTCTGTAGGTGATATTAATAAACTCTATATTAATATTATCGTAACAGCTAAAGCTTTAGCTGACTCTTCTGATTACGGATTCAGTTTAAGTAAATCCGTTGAAGGTAGACTTCAAGAAGGTTTACTTGAGATTTATAAATGGTTTGGTACTGGCACAGACTCCAATCCTAATGGTGGTCTTCCTGGTAAATTTGGTGTAATTAGACGTGCTAATATGGCCAAGACTACTGACTATGCCACTCGTCTAGTAATGTCTGCACCTAAATTAGATGTAGAAAATATGAATGAAATTAGAGCTGACTTTGATTATAGTGTAATACCTATGACATCATTAGCTGCTAACTTCTTCCCATTTGTAATATTCCATATGAGACGTTTCTTTGAAAATGAATTCATTGGCAATACTCGACATCCAATTGTTAATCAAGATGGGTCTCAAGGATTTGCTGAAATTAATGATTACCAACTTCAATTCTCTGATGATAGATTGAAGAAAGAATTAGATAGATTTATCCATGGTTACTCTGATAGATTTAGACCTGTAGAAGTAGAATATCTTGACGGTAAAACTACTAAACTTGCGGCTTTAGCATTCAGAGGATTTACTGGTAAACAAGATGAAGGCAAATTTGATATCAATAAAACACCTCTTAAACGTAAGTTGACTTGGTGTGATATCATTTATCAGGCTTGCGAAGAAGCCATTAAAGGTAAGATGGTACTAATCACTCGTTATCCAATTGACACTTTCTATAATGAATTCGGTACAATGATTAGAGTATCATCTACAAATGAAACTGAACCAATGACTTTAGATGGAGTTTTCTATCCATACTATCCTAAGATTAGACCTGAAGATATTGGTAAGGATACTTCTAGTTCATTTATCGATACTCTAAACATCTGTAATGGGTACTTAGATAGTATCGGTGGCGACTATGATGGTGATATGGCTACCATTAAAGGTATCTATACTGATGAAGCTAATGAAGAGCTTAAAAAGCAGTTGAATAGTAATATTCACTTCATTAACCTAGGTGGCACTCCAGTAATATCTACATCTAAAGAATCCATTCAGGCTATTTATGCAATGACATTAACCATGCCAGAAACTAAATTAGAACCTGTGAAATTTTAATAAAAGAAATCCCCTATGGAGTTCAACTCCATAGGGGAATATTTCTTAAAATCTAATTACGTTTGTATAGTTTACAGTATCTTTATCAAATTTAGTTATACCGATAGATTCTAATGGGAAATTCTTAAGATTATCATTAATGATATCATTATAATCTACGAATTTCAAAATCCATTTAGGAACCTCAGCATCAATTGGAATAGAGATACTAGTAATTTCACCTTTATAATCAGTTTCATTTTCTTTCAAGAAATTATGAATCTTTTCATAAAGATCTGGTTCAGTATCTTTAAGACTAATAATAGAATTCTCTGTAATATTTACTTTTACAATATCCACAGGATTTCTAATAGTCAAATCAATAGCTTCTGTACCCTTATCACGTAAAGCATTATATGCAATTGCGCCTTTAATGCCTTGAATACGCATTGGGTTATCATAATTACTATAAGATTTGATTTGAGCTGGTTTATAATATTCTTTTTCGCCATTTTCGATAGACTTACGAATATCATATTCAACTCGTGCTAAAGATTGAATCACATCAAGTTGGTCTACTTCTTCTACGTTAAGAACTTTCTTAAATAAGATATCTTTAAGTTCATTACGTGTCTTTTCTTTCAAAGTAGATTTATTGATAGGTAAACCTTTAACATCAAGCATTTTGCCAGCTGGAACTAGATTGCCTTCTTGAAGTTCTTGTTTAGATGCATAGTTTTTCTTACCACCAGTCAATAATGCACGGCCAAATAAGAACTCATTTTTCATTGCAATCAAACAAGGTTTATAATCACTCTTAGTATTATAATTTTCTGCAACTAAGTCAAAGTGTTCACGTAATAGACGACCAGCAATATAAGATAAGATATTGATAATACTAAATCTTAATGGCTCTTTATTGCTTGCTACAGAAACATCAATCATCTTAGTTTCAATTTGTTTGGTTTCGAAGTTATAAATTCGATCTTCTTCCATTTGAGGTTCAGTCTCTGGAAGATTCAATAATTTAATTTCACTTTTATATTTAGAGTCACCTAATACATCTTTAAGCACGAATGTATACCAACTATTAAAGCATGGCATAGTAGAGTCGGTATCGGTGATAATGCTAATATCACGTTTCATAGTAGCAGAACGATCAATCTTATCTACTACAATATAACGCATATAACACCATTCTTTAAGGACATCAAACATGTGATCTAGATTATCCTTAATATTTTCTGGTGGCTCATTTGGATCTACAAATGTATCATCCAATTTAGATAAAGTCATTGCAATATAATTCTTCATATATGAATTATCACAGAATTGCAATGCATTATTTTTATAGAATAGTTTATTCAAAGTCTCTTGAGATTGATTTAATAATAAATCCCAAATAATTTCCATTTCTTCTCTTAAATCACCAAAGTAATTTCTATCAAATGTATCCATAATTTTATAGAATACATCATCAATTTCTACAGGTTGATCTAATACTAATTCAGATGGAAATATAGATGGTTCTCTCGATACACGATCAATAAATGTAATTGCTTCATTAATTGAATGGAACTTTACATTATTTGTAAAGAATGATTCAAAGAATGTAATTGCATGACTAATCAATGCACGACCAGTTCTTGTAATACCAGTTGCAATATATAGATTATATAATGCACTACTATAGTTACCAATTACACCATATAATGCATTATTATCACGCTTAGCCAATAACTGAAGCATATTATACTTATTAAACTTTTCAGAACCCTTCTCATATTTAAACATTTCTTTTTTAAACTTAGAACGGTTATCTGTAAATGATGTAATGAGTTGATACATAGGAGTTAAGTCTTTTTCATATTGTTTGAATAAACAACCATTTGCTACCATAATAGGAGATTTATTGATAATATAGTTACTCATTTGAGCCACATCAGTTTCAACAAACTCCTCAGTATAATTATTATTTAAAGTACAGTCTTTCTTAGTATATCGTTTATCAACGATCATATCTAAAGCTGTTAAAATTTCATCTTCACTTAATGTAGGAAATACTTTACTTAGGTTTCTTTTTGCAATTTCTTTATAATATTCAATTGCTTTAACTTCACTATTCATATTATTTTCCTCCAAATTAAATACAATTTATTGTTTCCGATATGGTCTTTTTTAACCTTTAGCCTCTAAATAGCCACTTATACAAACAACATTAAGTTAATAAAACGTATATTTCGTTTTTAAATATATTTAAAAAATAATCTCTAAGGAGGACGAAAACATGTTTTTCAATCCAGACAAAAAAGACCAAATTCTAGAACAAGAATTGGCTAACCCTAATGCATATACTGATGCATTAATTTGCGCTGAGGCTTCCCGTCTTTCCCAAGATGAACGTGTTGCATTCGCTGAATCTGAAGAAGCACAAGCTCTTTTGGAAAAACAAATGATCTCTCGCCGTACTTTGGTACGTTTAAGCAAAAAAGATGACTTGGCTCGCCGTGTAAAAATGGCTGCATTCCAAGTTGCAAAAGAAAAGAAAGATCCATTGTGGACTAAATTGGTTAAAAACCGCGTTATTGAACGTGCTTTGATCAAAAAGATCGTTCAAAAATACAGCAACATGGCTGTTCGTGTAGCTAAAGCTGGTCAACGTGATTACCTTAAAGCTGCAAAAGGTTCTAAACATTTGCCTCAAAAATAATAAAAAATTAAACTTCGCATAGGGTCTTAAAGATCCTATGCGGGTTTATTTTGTTACAGTCATTTTTACATTTGAATATATATTATACTTGTGAGTAATAGTATTTAATATTAAAGTTTTTAAAACGAAAGGAGAAAGACCAGTGTTTGATAATATAACAAACTATCAAAATTATTGGATCTATTCTGATTTTATTAAAAACAAAGGAGAATTTTTAGTAGATGTAAACAAAGATATTTGTAAGGAAAACTGGTCAAATCACTTTCAAGCTATTCATGATATCTTAAAGGACGGAATAGATGATCCTGACTTGGCTAAATCTAAATTAACTTTGATTATCTGTGGTCATGAGTTAAAGATGACTATTCATGATTATTGGTTGAATCTAATTCTTTGGTCTCTTATTATTAAGGCTGGAGATTTAGTAGAACCAAAACATATTTTCTTAGCAAAAGAAATAACTGCTAAGTCTATAAAGAAATATATTGATGACTTCTTCATTAGTAACCATGTAACCGATATTCCATTTATCGTTAAGAATAATATGATTGCTGATAGTCTTTATTATATTAGTAAGGTTGATGAATTTGCGGCATTATTTGCCAATAGTATCAACTTACAAGATGATGTATTGATGATGGATGCATTGCCTGAATATTATGATTTATTGCATCCAAATATGTCTAATGTAGATATTGCTAAAGCTAATGATTTTGGCATGGATAATATCAGAAAGATGCGTGAAGCAGTATTAAACTCTAAAAAGCTTATTGGGTATGATCATATCTATACTAATGCATTTAGAGCTAATGAGTCTATTAATACTAAACAACTTAGAGAATATGCTGTATCCATTGGCACTAAGCCAGATGGCAATGGCGGTGTATTCCCTCATATTATTGCTAATAGTTTTATCAACGGTGGCGTTAATGACTTGGTTGATTATTTCATCGAATCATCTGCTGGCCGTACAGCACAAATTATTTCAAAGATTAATGTAGGTTCCTCAGGTGCAGTGGCTCGTAAAGTGGGTCTAAATAACCAAGGAACTAAACTTAATCCCGATCCAAACTACAAATGTACATCTAGAAACTTCGTTAAGTATGAAGTTAAAGATGCTAAAGTATTAGAATTATTGGCGTCTAAATATTATCGTCTAGAAGAAGATGGTTTTGATTTAGGTCCAATTAAAGAAACTGATACTCATTTAATTGGTAAAACAATTTATACAAGAAGTCCAATGACTTGTCAGTCTAAAGCTGAAGGTCATGGTATTTGTAGATATTGCTATGGCGATCTTTATTTCATCAATCAAGATATCGACCCAGGTAAACGTCCAGGTGAAGAATTAACATCCAATACGACTCAACGACAATTGTCAGCTAAGCACGTAATGGCAACAGAAATTCCTGACTTAGAGTTACCTGTACAATTCGTAGATAACTTTGTTAAGAATAAAGAAACTATCACTCTCGTAGAAGATAAGAATTATAAAGATATCTATCTAGTATTCAATCAAGAAGAAATCTTTAAGGAAAATGAAGATGATGTTGATGATAGCACCGATGATATGTTAGAATATAACGATTATGTGAGTGCTATTAATATCATTGATCATGATACTCCATATAAGATTGAAATTGATAAGATTGATAAATTCTATCTCTCTAAAGAGTTAACTAAATTTATCAAACGTAAACGATATCAAACAGATGAAGGTGAAGTTATTATTCCAATGACTGCATTGGCATCTGTAGAAGATTTGGTATTATTCTATACTCCTATTATAAATAATGAGTTCTCTAAAACTCTAAGTAGGATTAAAGACATAATGGATAAATCTGATGTAACAGCATCGTTTAACAAAGACACAATTGCTCAAGCTTTGATGGAAGCTTTGATTGATGGTGGTATTTCCATGCAAGCAACTCATATTGAAGTATTGTTATCTAATCAAATTAGAAGTGCTTATAATATTTATGACATGCCTAACTGGAATAATAAATATGAACCATATCAAATTCTTACATTAAGCAAAGCATTAGCTGAAAATCCATCTATTACTAAGACATTGGATTTCCAAAACTTAGGTCGTATTTTGAAGAGTCCATCTTCTTTCGAGAAACATGCAACTTCTACGATAGATTATTTCTTCCAAGAACAGCCTCAAAAGTTTATGAATTCACCTGACTTAGTAAGAGAATCAAACGCCGAAGTCAATACTACATTGACACGTGCTTTGATCAATGATGAGTTTAAAGGGGATATTTAATATGAAAAACATCGACTACAATATTTTATCTAATAGCTTGGCAATAGCACATCATCGAAATAAATTTATAGATGGTATAGAGTATTTATTTGCTAATACCTATTTCAATAATATTGAGAAAGATGGAGAAATAAAGTCCGAGCGAGAACTCGGACTTTTAACTAAAAAACAAAAACTTGATGCACCTATTAAGATTGATACAACTATATCTTTTGAGTTGTATTCTATCTTAAAAAATGTAGATGACGAATACTACTCTTATATATTTATCGATAAAGAAGCTTATAGTAGAATTAGAACTGAGCTATTTGCAGTACTTGGTGAGATTAAAGCTTCTAAAGAATATGAACATGGTATCGTAGTCCATAAAGTTACATATAAAAAATTAGGATTTGCGCTTAGTAGAATGAATGCTATTAGAGTAAAAATCCGAGCTATGAAATATATATTTAGATAAGTTAATAGAGAAGGGTATTATTACCCTTCTCTTTATCTTTAATTTTTTATGAGGAATACTTATGAAAACTAAAGTAATTGATTATATAGAGTTGTATAATAGCATACTTTATAATACAAATGACTTAACCATAATGTATGATAAAAAATCAACCAATAGATCATTTGAAGTTTATATAACTGGCCATTACCTTGAATTATATCGCCCTATTAGTGTACATACTTTAGGTCTTATAAATAATTTTAATATAAATTTCAAAGTTTTAGCTGATAAAGAAATACGTGAGGACTTCGCTAAAGATCTAAAATATTTAATAGATGCATTAAAATTAAAAGAATCAATGGGATTTGATAAGGTATCCTATATAATTAGTGCATTTATGTATATTCTTGATAATATAGAAGTATTTGCGTCTTATTTAGATTCGGAGATAATCTCTAATGAATAAATTAGTTTTAAGAAATTCCTCTATAGTTATTAATGATTATAATCTTGGTGATATACCTAGATTGGAGTCATACTTTACTATATTTGATAGAATAACTTATACTAAATCATATAAAGGAATGATGTATGATGAAGTGAATAGGAGACTATTTCTTCCTAGAGGATTAGATGTATACTTTATAAAGAAGTTTGTTGAATCTGAACCTGTAAGAGAATATAATAGTGATCCATTCTTTCAAACTCCTGAAATTCTTATTAAGTATTTACCTAGAGATGATGTACAAAAAGAAGCATTAGCATTCATCTTAGGTAAAGGCGAATATTATTCAAATCAAAATGCTACACAGCTTTCAGTAAATTTACCAACTGGTAAAGGTAAGACATATGTAACTATAGCGGCTCTAACTTATTGGAGAGCTAGAACTATAGTTATTGCATCTACAACTGGTTGGTTAGAACAATGGAAGAACTGTGTTGGTGAATATACTAATATAGATGAAAATCGTGAAGTATTAGTTTTGAATGGTTCTGTAGCTATTCATAAAGTACTAAATGGGATCACTGATGTATCTAAATATAAGGTATTCTTAGTTACCCACTCTACTTTACAGAGCTTTGGTAATACTAATGGATGGTATACAATAGGCGAGCTATTTAAGAAACTTCAAGTTCAACTTAAAGTTTATGATGAAGCCCATCTTAACTTTGATAATATCTGCTATGTAGATTATTCGACTAATACCAGAAAGACTTTATATCTAACTGCTACACCTGGTAGATCCGATGAAACTGAAAACTTTATCTATAAATTATATTTTAAGAATATTCCTGCAATAAATTTATTTGATGAAGATTCAGACCCTCATACTAGATATACTGCATTAAGATTTAATAGCAGACCTACACCTCAAGATATGAGGGAGTGCTCTAATCAAGCATATGGCCTAAATAGAAATGCTTATGTAAATCATATCGTGTGTAATAATTCATTCTATGATATGATGTATATAGTAATGGATAAGGTTATTAAGATTGATGGTAAAGTATTAATCTATATAGCAACCAACTCTGCTATAGATATAGTAAAAGCTTGGATAGAAAAAAACTATCCAGAGTTTAAAGATAATATTGGAGTATATACAAGTCTTACCCCTAAAGATATTAAACATGAACAGCTTTCTAAGAAACTAATATTATCTACAACTAAATCAGCTGGTGCGGCATTGGATATTAGAGACCTTAAAGCTACAATAGTTTTAGCAGAACCATTTAAGTCTGAAATATTAGCAAAACAAGTTCTTGGTAGAACACGTAATGATAATACTGATTGTATCGAAGTTGTAGATGATGGATTTAGACAGATATCCAGATTCTACAATACTAAGAAACCAATCTTTAATAAATATGCCACCGAATGTAGAGAGATAAAAATTCCTTTCCAAACTCTACAAGATAAAGCTGATGAGTTATATAAAGTTCGTGAAAATGTTAAATGGCAATACGATCAAGGATTTGGTATGATTTCCTACGATCCTAAGTTCAATAAATCTGACTTTCAAAAAGATGAATGATGATATATTATAATTGTGATTAATAGAGTGGTTACCTCTTTTAAAAAGATATAGTAGTAGCAATGATTATAATACCTTTCTACCACTCTATTGATCATTTTTATATTATTTTTATTGCATAGTATTTCACAAGGAGGAATACGTATTATGGCAAACCATCTTGAAAGAACACTAATTTTTAAAGACCCAGCATCATTCATTGAGAATGAAGTGGGGTTAGAAAATGTAACTGGGAAATTCTTAAATGATTTCCAAAATAAGTATCTTAACTTTGATTTAGCTAATGATGCAGAGGATATTGACTTAGCACCAGAAGAAGAAATTGGTGCTGAAATAGATGAGGTCATTAATGAGGTCATTGAAGATCCAAAACCTGCATTCTTAACTCCAAATCCTACAGGGGATTTATTCTCTGTAAATTTTAGTTCGGTAGTAGCTCAACCTAATATCGAAACACTGGAATCTCCAGTAAAATTTACTGTACAATCTGAACCAGAAAATGGCGAACGTAAAGTAAAAGTGGAAATTCCAGATGTAGAATGGGTTTTGAATAACTATGTAGATTATGATTCTTTCAATAAAATTAAAGAATCTAATGCAGAATTAGTTCTCAAAGCTGTACGAACTTTAAATGCTAAGATTGTATCTGATAAGAAGAATGCATTAGCATTTGAAAACTTTGTAAACAAATTCAACCCAGGTGCAGAACCTGAAAAGATGCTTCGTTATGAATTGATCCGTAAAGAAGCTGGTAAAGATTTGATGGTACGTTTGAATTATGTGGATAAAGAAAACAAACGTCGATATGAAGTCGACATCTATCCAGAAATTAATAAACTGGATTTGCATGAACGTACTATGAAATAGTTTATATTTCCCATAGGAGTTAACTCCTATGGGATTTATTTTTTTAAGTTTTATTTCACATTTTGATACTTATATTATAGGAGGTAATTAAAATGGAACGAAAAATTGAAGATATTATTTTAGACGAAATTAATGAAGTGCTTCAACATTTCTTAATGCATGCAGAATTAGAAACTGTAACTGGAGAAACTACAGTTACTTATCATTATAATACACCTGTAGAATTAGAGCAATATTGTGATTCTAAAGATATTATTGAACGTGCAATTGATTCAGTTAAGATGAATATCGAAGACTCTTGTAAAAAGGTAGCTGATAGATTTGAATTAACGGGTGTAGCAATAGATTCTAACTACTATCCAAATGGTGCTGAAATTAAAATCAATATCACTGGTAATATTAAAGAATAATTAAGATTTCAGGAGTGGTAAAGTGGCTAGCTTCGATATTTATACTAAAGCTGTAGAGCAAGTCTTCGAATTAGATTATAGACTTACTCTAAAAATCGAAGTACTTTTCAATGAAACACGAAAACGAAAAATTGGAGAAGAAATTAAGGAAAATTTTCATAATGAGTTTATCATAGGTGGATCTAATATAACAACCAATCTTAAATATAGATATCGTTTGGTACTATCCCCTAAAGGAGATAGAGAGAATATCTTATATATAGATTGGGATAATTATGATGATCTATTTATGGCTATAGAAAGATCTATTGCTATCTGTGATCCAGATAATCCTAATACTCCATTCCAGAGAATTATAGATGATACTGGAGAAATCATAGATATTAGATGTGATAGCCTTAAAGTCAAATATCAGAAAGTTATGGATAGATGGAAGAATACATTAGATATGATTCCATTTGTTTTGATTGATAACTCTACTGGTAATATAACTGAGGCTATTAGATTTAGATTTAGTGCGGACTCTTGTTATGATATTCCAATATCTCGTATTAGAGGATTACGTAGATTCCTAATGACTTATAATCCGGTATTACATGCTGGTGCTATTGCAAGATATATGGCATCTACTCCTTTACTTGGAAGCAACCGTACAAGTATGGTTAGATAGGAGATTTTATGGAAGAGAAAGTTTCTTTAGTAAAAGAAAAGATAAATGATTCTATTGTTAAATTATTTTCTTATCTACCAGAAGGAGGATTCTATACTAATAGTGAGTTTGATGAAGTAACTAGAGAATTAACTATTACTGGTAAGCATACTCCACGTAGATTTGAAGGTAACCCTATTGGATGCTATGGAATGCATTTTATATTTGGTAATTTTATCCATACATTAAAAAACAGTCTATTAGAAAATGAGTATGTAGTAAAAGGCCCAGAGCCATCAATTGAAGTTGAATTCTCTCCAGATATAAGTACTTTAGTTACTATCAAATGTAGGATAAAATAATGGATAAAGTAAAATTAGCTTATTTACAATTATTAGAGGTTAAGAAGGTTAGACCATCATATATCTCTTATAATAATGGTAAGATTTATACATTGTTTTCTGCAGAAGATCAAGTACGGATCTTTGAGAATAAGTTGAAGAAATGCATACTAAACAAATAATAGTTTAGCGAAAACAAAGTTCCCATAGGAGTTCAACTCCTATGGGTCTTTTATTTTTTTTATACTGTATACATTATTGGTTGATTTGTATTTGCCGGGTTAACATAGTTGTCTCTTAAGAATTCTACAATATCAGTTCTTCTTGAAGCCTGAGCTTCTAACGTAGATAATTTTAAATCGATATTGGCAAATACTGTTTCAATTCCATCATAGTGTTTTAGGTGTTCATATAAGAATACTGCAACATCGGCTTGGGCTAACTGTTCGAATGTTTCCATCTTGGTTGGTTCGATAGTCATAAGATTATCAGGGTGTTTTACAAATACGCCAATAGTTACATTCTGCATTAGATTATTAGTATTTCCACCTAAAGCCATTTGTAATTTTACCATATTAGGAGGAATAAAATCTAAGTAAATGCCACTATTGAATAATGAGGATACATCTGCATAGCTCTGAGCTAGCATCATGCTATCACCATTCATAGATCTAGCTAATACATTATAGATGCCATAGCCAGAATATTGTTGGAGACCAGCACGTTCATTATCAATATCACTCCAAAGAATATCCTTAACTCCTAGGATTTCATAATTATCTGGAATATGACGATCTAATAGATAGTATCCATCTTTCATATCTTCTTTAGTTAATTGGACTTTAACCATATGAGGAAAGAATCGACTAAATGTAGTCAATGTATCGGGTTTAATAACTGAGTCGGCCCAGTTTTTCTTTTGTAATTGTTCAGGTAAGTTCAAAGGAGCTGTACCTAAACGTCTTTCTATTTTATTTACGACATCTGTCATTCTATTATACATATATTGTCATAGCTCCTTTTTAAAAAAGCACATTTTAATGATATACTATAATGTTGAAGGAGGCCTGTATAAATGAATAAGTTTGATATAATCGAATTGGGACAACAGACAATGCAATTTACATATGATACTTTCAATGGCAAAGTTAATCATATTGATCCATATACAAAATTGATTTTTGTTTCTGGATATTTAGAGAAGATGAGTAATATAGCTCGGACTTCCCCATATGGATACATCTATGTGAGTTTAGATGCATTTTATGATACAGTTACAACTCACCCATATCATACAACTGATGCAATCAGAAATCTTGCTATGGAAATTATTATTCATGAGTTAACTCATGTAGATCAACTTATTGATCTAAAACACATCAAATACAATATTGAATATCGTCAAAGTATTGAAGAGCAATGTGTTAAGAAATCTTGTGAATACATCCTAGATAATATTGGATTTATCCAAAGTGTTGGATTACCAGTATTTAGAGAAATGTATGAACCAAGATATGAAGCTCTAAAGAATGTAATTTATTTCCAAAAATATCCAGAGCTTGTAGCTATGGTTAAATTAGAATCTATTATTGGTCCATCTTTTAAGCTATACGTTAAAGGCGATGTATTCTTAGACTTCACAGATAAGCTAGGAAATAATCGTAGAATTATGGTGGCTAAAGATCGACAATACATCAACTCTCAAGCATTGAATGATATTTGTGAATTCTTATTTATCAATAAGAACTTCAATATTGAATTAAAATCTACTGAAGATGAAAATCTAAAGAATACTTTAGAAATAAAAATCACCCAAGGAGTTTAACTCCTTGGGTTGTATTTATTTTTTTTTGATTAATATTGTTTTTTAGCCCATTCCATGATTTCATCTTTGATGTATTTTTCAGGAGACATAATCAAGGAAGCACCAGATTCATCAAATAATTGTACATTACCGTTTTCAAGAACTTGCATATTACGTTTGCCAAATTCCATTACATCAGAAATCATATCTACATTTGCAGATTCAGATTGGATATAACTAATAACTGCAGGGTTATTGATAGGGATAATGCGGCCAGCATAAGATTCTTTAACTACAACTTCATTTGTATTAGCTAGATCACCAGCAGATTCGTTAAGAAGTTTAGTAGTATATGCACGTTTATGAGATGGGTAAATTACACGGTCCCAAGTAATAACTTTTAAGTTCCTTACATAGGATTTACCACTCATAGACTCAAGATTACCAAGAGCACGAAGACTGAAACTTGGAAGTTCACCATCTAGGAGATCTTCATTAAAGTTACGGCCATATTCGGTATTTGTACCAGTGAATTTAGCTAATACATCAGTGCCTTCCATCCAGATATCTAAGTATTTAACACATACTAAACGTGGATCGATTGTAGATTGACGTTGTACGCTAGATTCCATTGGGTGACCATCTTCACCCTTCATATTACCACTTCTAAGTAATTCTTTTGTACGCTCACATGCAATTTGCGTTTTCATATCATTAGTAGCATAGGAACGACGATTACGATTTACAGTATCTGTATCTTGAAGGATACCTTGTGCAATAGGTTTGTTGTTAATATTTTCAACAATCTTTGTTTCTCCAACAGTCATTGGAGCTTCATGTATAATAAATGGGATGCACTTTTCCATTATAGACCTCCATTTAATCTCTAAATATTTATTATTACTTATGTTGACAGGATAAGTTATATCTGGGTTTATTTATTTAAAGTACTCGATATAATGCTGGAACTTTATAATAATAACTGACCATAAATAGGTGAAAAGGAGATTTAAATACAATGCTAACGAATATACGTAAACGGCAACATGAGTTGAATGCGTCATACAAGTCTAATGGCTCGTTTGCCAGACTGTATGATATGGTTTATGAAACTCATGATATGAATAAAGCAGATATGCTTTTCAAAAATATTCTTGAAGTGGACTCTAATCATGATATGGCAATAATGAAATCGTTGGATCTCCTAGTTGAGTTGTACAACCATGTACCACCTGCTGAGGTCAATCGTGAACGACAAAAAGTATTAGAGTCTATTACTAAAGTAAGAGATGCATCTCAATTCAAAGCATATCTTCAAAGAAAGATGGCACTTCATAAAGGCCGTCTTAAAAATAAGATCAATAAGAAGATAAGTGATGCTTCTGAAAAGATTAAAGACTTAACTGATAAAGCGGCTAATGGAGTTAAAGATGCCTTAGGTACTAATGCTCAATCTGAAGATCAAGCAGCTACTGCTCAAATGGAAACTTTAAATATGGCTCTCGAATTAGCATGTGAAGTTGCTACTTATGACCGCATCATTTTCAATTATGAAAAGATCAGTAAGCGTTTTGATTTAGATAAAATTGTACTTGAAAATGTATTAACTGCAGATGATGCTAAAGTTAATGCAATTAAAGTTGCAAAACTAATCGATACTTACAATATGAGAGATATCCAAAAGTTCAAGATTGCAACTGAAGAATATCTTTACGTATTAACTAAGAATGGTTGTAAATATGAAATTGGTTCTGTAGTTGAAGCTATGAAAGACTACTTCTTGATCAATTCCAGTGATCCAACTGCATTTACTGCTGTACTTGAAAGTACTTTAGAAGAATTATCTAAATATAATCCTCTTTCTAATAGTGATATTGGTAAGATTGTAAAAAGTACAATCATCGAAGCTGATCCTAAAGAGGTTATTGATCTAGGTAGTAAAAAAGTAGATCTTTATATTGCCCAATTTAAATTCGATAAAGGCCTTGACTGCTTTAAGTTATTATTGAAGAATATTTATAATGATCTAGGGTTAGATGTATATATTGACTCTATTGAAAATATCATTCTTACTCTAAAATCTATTAATACAGATCTAACTGAATATGCTAATATTCTAGTAGACTTTAATAATAAAGTATTAGAAGAAAAAAGTAAAGATAAGTTAGATAAACTTATCTTAATTGCTTCTCTATATGCTAAATATAAAGAAGATCTAAATATGGATAATGATGAAGCTTTAGCTACTAAATTTGATGACTTTATTTCTACTGTAGAATCTATTAGTACTGATACTACAAAGGATAAAGAAATTAATGTAAACGCATTATCTGAAAAATTAGATATTATGAACTCTGCAATGGAAAACATCTATAAACGTAATCTAATCGAATGCGTAGAAGATTCTATTGATAGATATGATACTCAAACTATTGTGAATATTGCTAATATAGCTAAACATAATCCTTCTCTTTTAGATCCAGAAGAATTATCTGCTGTATTTAAACGCCATCTAAGAGATTGCCGTGCAATTAAGCATAAAACTGCAGATGACTATGTACGAATTGACAATCTAAAAGATAAAGCTGAAGCATTACGGCAATATAACGATAATGTGGAAGACTGTTCTATTATTGATCACAATAATGCCAATATTGATGAAGCTATTGCTCATCTTAAAGTATTAGAAGGATATAGTAACTGTATTTATGATTTCGCTAAATATCCTACAGTAGTCAATGAAATGGATATCATTAATACTATTAAAGTTGCATCTCAAAAGATCAAATCTAAGATTGGTGAATTAGATGACAGCGTTGTCAATATTAGTCGTCAATTTGATGCTCAAATGGATCAACTAAAACGTATTATTGATAATAAAGAATTTGAATCTGAAAACAGAGAAGCAGTTATTGCTGGCAATATTCTCCCTAAGGCTAGCCGTATTGTTAAATTGGCTATCACTAGTGGTATTGCAGCATTAATCAATCCAGCATTATCTGTTGTTGCTATCTTAGGGTATCTAGGCATGGCTATGAATGCGCAATCCAAGGAACGTAGAAAAGTTCTTGAAGAAATTGATGTTGAATTAGAAATGACTAAGAGATATCTTAAGAAAGCAGAAGATGATAATCAACTTGAAAAACAACGTGAATTGTTAAAAATCAAGAAACGTCTTGAAACTCAACGTGCAAGACTTGCTTATAATATGACATTTAAACACGGCGAACACGTCCCTGGTAATAGTAACCGCGATGATGACTAATAAGGAGATAATATAGATGAATTTTTCTGAATATGTAGATTCTCTTTTAACATCTGCGGTGTTTACTGAAGCAGATGATGATAAAGATAAAAAAAAGAAAAAAGACGACAAAAAGGAAGAGGAGGAAACTCCTCCTCCAGTTGTCGTTGATAATCCATTAGATTCTGACGATGAACCAGATGATCAACCTGAAGATTTAACTGATGGAGATCCTGATGCAGATGGTGATGGAGTCGATGATGATAATGAACCGGAAGATCTAGGCGAAGATGATCCTGATAGAGATGATGAGCCTGAAGATCTATCAGATGATGAACCATCTGACGATGGGGAAGAAGATATCACTTTAGATGATACTAATGATAATCCTGATGACTTAGAGACTGGTGATGAACCAGATGATCTAGGTGATGGGGAGCCAACTGAAGATATAGATGGTGATGATACTCCTGACGATAATAATGATGGTGGAGTAGATGAACCTGATGATTTATCTGGTGATGACTCTGGATCAGATAATACTGATTCATCTAATGAACCCGATGATCTTGGTGGTGGTTCTGATAATATGGAACCTGATGATTTATCAGATGATGGATCTGATGGTGGCGATGATACTGATTCTTTAGACAGTGGAGATGGGGATTCTCCTGATTCTGCTGACGGAGATACCGGTAACTCTTCTGATCCATTGGAAGGATTAGAAAATGAGATCTATGATGATTTGACTGATGAGCAAAAAGCCATCAGAAATAAAGAATTAAAAGATAAATTCATAGAGTTATATAATCTAATCAAATCTTTCAAACAAAAAGTTGAATACGTCAATAAGAATAGTGATAATATGCAAATCATAATCAGGGTATCTAATGCTTTAGATAAACTAGCTGATATGACTTTACATTATATCACTAAAACTTATCATACTAAGACATATATCGAAAATAAATCTGACTTTTACTATGCACTTTGGTGTTTAGATCGAATTGTAGTTCTAATTGAGTCTATAGCACCAGAAGAACCTGTTAAAAAGTAAATGGTATAGAATTATGCGATATAACAATATAGTAAATATTTTGGTGTCCCTATAGATACCTAATATAATAAAAATAAATTGTACATCCCGAAAGGAGAAAATGATTATGCCAGTTGTAGGTGAATCTCGCGCTGACGTAGTTATGGGTCGTGGTTATGTGACTCCTGCTACTCGCCAATACGCTACAGCTATTCGTGAAATGGCTGAAGATATTCAGCACGAATCTGGTTCCGAATTCTTTACCGACATGCGTCGTATTATGATGGATCCAACTTGTGTTGAAACTGTTAAAAATTTCTTTACTGAAAATTCCGCTGATGCTGAAGAATTTACAGCATTGGGTAATCCAGATGGTTATGCTGACCATATGGCAATGATGGAAGCTCAATTCGACAATGACCGCAATGCGTTCTTGGAATCTTCCGCTTTGTCTGCATACAATCCAGTTATGGGTCTTGTATTCCCATTGCACAAAAACTTGTTGATGAACAACGTCTTCGATAAAGGCGCTATCAACAAAGCAGTTGCTAAAACTCCTAAATTCACACTTACAATGAAAATTCGTAAGTTGGTTACTCCAGAAGGTCGCGAAATCGACATGTTCACTCAACAAAATGAAATGTTTGATGCGATCCAATCTGCAGCTCCTACTAAAAACGTAGTAGTTGGTTTGCCATTGAACCCTGGTGATGACTCCAAACAAACTGAAATTCGTAAAGCTGTTTTCGGTGCTTCTGGTCTTGTACCAAACATTGATAACTTCTCTATCGAATCTGCAGTAACTCATGTAATTGTATCTGCTATTCCTAAAGCTGGTATGATGAAAGAAGATACCACAACTCATCAATTGAAACCAGTTGAAGCAAGTGAAATCACTGCTGGTACTGCAATTGAAGTAGCTCTTCCTATTCAAGAATGCCGCTTCGACCCAAGCTATGGCGAAATCGATCGTCAAATGATGACTCGTTTCTCTGTTACTTACGAAGCAACTGCAGGCACTCCTAAAACTTTGGAAGGTATCTTATCCGGTTTCATGAAAGACAATAAATTTATGCTTTACTGCTCTGATACAGCTGTAACTAAAGTTGTATTGTCTGTACGTCGTGATACTTCCTCTGCAATGCTTAATACTTGCTCTGTACGTTGGGATTCTCAAACAAACATCGTGGAAATTCCTGATGCATTCCCAATCAATACACCAATCAGCCCTGAAGAAGTAAAAGATATTCAAGCTCTTTATAATGAAGATCAATTGACTAATATCCTTTCCTTATTCAAAACAGCTTTAGGTACATGGAAAGACGACAAAATTCATAAAGAATTAGATAACGACTTCAAAACTATGCCTATGGCTAACAAAATTGCTGAAGTATTTGACTTCGCTCCACCAGAAGGTTATGCATTGGATCAAGTAGAATATCGTCACAAAACATTCATGGATGCTTTGGACAACTACGCTCAAACAATGATCCAAGTATTGAATGACCCTAACATTACTATCTCCGTAATTGGTAACCCTGCATTGATCCGTAAGATCACTCCTACCACTTACACTTACCAAGCTCCAAGTTCCATTGGTCCTGTTGAATTAGACTTCAACCGTACAGTTGTAACTAGCGACAAACGTGTTTACAACTTCGTTGCATCTGATAAACTTCGTAACAACCAAAACTTGATCATCTTGTTAAACCCTCGTAATAGCGATCGTGTAATCTATTGCATTTACGATTATCAATTATACTTATCCAATGAAATTCGCAACGCACAAAACTATGCATTGCCAGCAGTTCATGCGTTCGAACGTTTCAAATTGGTAAGCTACCAACCAGTTCAAGGTCGTGTAAAAATCATTAACCCTACTGGTTTACGTACTCGTTATGAAAATACTGATCCTATCGGACGTAACCTCATGAACGATTACACTACATATATTCCTGATACTATGACTTCTGCTGGTACAGCTGGTGGCTATCCAAATGCTTCTGCTTACACTAAAGTAAACGATGCTAAGAAAGATATCACAGCTCCAGAAAAAGTTGAATATGTAAAACCTTAATCTAATCTAGGAAATAAACGCCTAGGGTCATTATAGACCCTAGGCATTTCCTTGACTTTAAAGGAAAGGGGATTAGATATGAACAATTATGATTTTCATGATTGTATATCTATTATTGAACAACTCCGCACTAATCAAGACCCAGAACTATTAAGACAATTAGCTCATGAGCTAAATATGTTTTTCACCGGTTCTTCTTGTAATGTGGCGTTATATACTCGTAATACAGATAAAGCTTTCTTCGGTATTTGCGTAATGCCTATCATTAAAGATAATGATATTTATGATATCATCTTAAGTGACCCATTTGCATATGATACTGATCATCAAGATAAATCTAAAATTACTAAGTATTATTTAGAATTAGATTCTAAGTTGTTTGATCCAGTCCTCAACTTATCTAATAGAGAAATCTTAGCTTTAATCCTACATGATGTAGGAGCATTAGTAAATTCATCTTCTGCTATAGATATTGCTAGAGCTGAAATTGATGTATACTTGGATAAAACTAATAGTACTATCCGTAGAGCTAGTACTATTAACTATGCAGTATTATTGACATTCGGCTTTAAAGATCTTATTTGGAAGATAACTTCAGTGATGTTCAAAGATCATAGTACGTTACTTGCTGATGATTTCCTCATTAGTTGTGGATTTGGCATGGATCTTGAAACTTCTATTAAGAAGCTTAAAGATTATGGATATATTAATTATCTAACTGGCGGTAAGAAAGATACATCTACTATCATTGCATGGTGTTTATCTGTATATAATGATGTATTATCTAACCGCATTATTACTATCAAGGGATTACGTAAATCTTTAGAATATACTTCTATTAGATTAGTAAAACGTGAAATTGAACGTGTAATTACTGCTTTGAGTCGTATTGATGACAACTCTTTACTAGAAGCAGGTCCTATTGACTGGGCTATGAAGAAATATAGGGACACATCGAAATCCTTCAGATATAGTGCAGTCAGAGATTATGAAAATGATCTCTATGAATACCAACTACGTTTACGCAACGTAGAAGATGAGAATGATGCATTGCTTATGCTTCATTCCATTAATACTCGTTTATCCATCATCGATGGTGTATTATCAGAAGATGATCTTGATGATAAACTACGTTCTAAATACTCTATTCTTTACAGTAAGTATGAAAAGCTTCGTGAAGAATTAGCACGTAAAGAAACTTTACGTTTTGACTATAATAGAATTTATATCAACTATCCAGATTTAAATCCTAAGAAAAAAAAATAATATAAGTTCCCCATGGAGTTGAACTCCATGGGGATCTTTTTATTATTTATGATATTCATAGACTAGTTCTAGTCTACCGCCTTCTTTAACTTTATATATCTTACCAGTTTGATATCCATAATATTCAAGCATTCCTATGGCTTCGGCCATATTATCACATCTAAAGTGATTTAAGACTCCAACGTATACGACATACATTAGACTACCTCCTCATAAGGTAAGAATGAATTCTTCTTGTAAATAATTTTACTAATATCACCAATATGGAGTGCGTTTTTCTTAGCCCACTCCAAATCTTTAGTGATAGCCGTAATTCCTTTACTAATAGCTCCGATGTATAAAACATCTCCCTCTGCTATCTCACCGTCAACACTGTCAACCGGACCATATCCTTCATAACGTGTATAGTCAACACGCGGACGTAGATCTCTAATACCATCTTTACCAAATTGTGCTACATACATTTTCATGATGAAATACCTCCTTAAATTAATATCATAAATAAATCTCATCATATATTCACAATAATAATATATTATCATATTAGTATACTTTTACAATCCTAGAATAACACGTTAGGATGTAATAAAATACTATTATCAATACATATTGATAATTATATTCTTATATTTAGGAGGATAAACAAATGGCTCTTGGACAAAGCGTATTTAATCGAAACTCTTCCAATAGTGGGAAGAAAACAATCAATGTTTACTCTAATTACCGTATGACTAACTCTAAAGATGTTGGTCAATATGGTGGTTCTTCTATGAGCTTCTCTTTCTGGCAAGGTACACTTAAATTATCTATTGCTCCACTTAAAGTAGTTAGTGGGCAAGATTATCCTATGCCAGATCGTGAGCATGAAGTTAGTGCTTATTTGAAGCATACTAAAGCTAATATCTTAGCTAAAGAAATTCGTAAGTTTATGGCTGGCGAAATTCAATCCACTGGTATTACCACAGGTGCACAAACATTCATCACCATCTCTGATGGTTCTGAATTTGGTTTAACTCAACCTGTTGTATGTATTCGTAAATTAAATAAAGATCTTTCTGCAGTAGAAGAAGAAATTTTATTCATTTGCCGTACAGATTTCCACTTTGCAGTTCATAACTTTGATGTGGAAAAATTCGATGGCGATAAAGACTTCGAATCTTATAAAAATATGGACTTAGAAGACTTAGCTGTAGTTTTAGAAGAATATGCTAAATCTATGACTAATGCTCAAGCATATGCAGTTCATGAAACAGCTCAATATGTAAATAGCTCCATGTTAGCTAATATTGAAGCAATTGCAGATAAACTTGGTGTAAGCACTAGTATGTCTGGTAATTCTAATTATGGTGGGTCTGAATCTAGTGGTGGATTCAAACGTGCAAGCTTAGACGATATGTAATAAAACTAAAGAAGATAGGAACAAGTTTTCTATCTTCTTTTTTTTGTCTTTATAGGAAGTTTATATGGCAAGTATAAGACCTATATTTGAATATGATTCCTTATTTGATACCGATAAATCTATTATTGATATCTTAAGGTCTCAATTTAAAAATTCAAAATACTTTATTCCTGGAATATTAGATGAGGATCCTATAACGATCAGCTATCTATTAAGAGATAGAGATGATCCAAATCCTTTATCTGTAGTCTTGGAAGATAAATATAAATCATCTGCGGATGATCTATTAAATGAGATCAAAGATAAGTATAAAGACTTACTTTATCTTAATATATACTATACCGATATACATAAACTCTATTCTAATATGCTACTAGTAGATGGTAATAGCTTTAGAGTTAATGTAATGGTAGATAATGAATATCAAGAAGCTATTATTAGAAGTACTTTAGATGGAGCTAAAACTCCTTTAGGCATCTATAATAAAAGAAATGTAGATCTTGATTCATATGATGGGATATATCTAAAGTATCCTGAAAACTTATATAACTATGATCCTAAGCCTGTTGGTAAGCATATATTTGTTTTACAATATGGCTTTAATGTCGACTATGATATGGATAAACGTATATATGCAGTTAAAGAGAAATATCATCAAGACTTTGAGAATAATCTCTTTTATGTAAGTAATCCATATATAGATTTAGCTGAAATAGAAAGGGATTAGAAATGGAAGTATTTTCTAATATTGTACCTCAAAAAGATTTACGTGAGCAATCCATGAAAGCATTGGAAATCATTGCTGAATCTTTAGTAACATCTTTCGGACCATATGGTTCTGCTACTCAAATTAAAAAAGAAAATGTATTACCTAAATTTACAAAAGATGGTCATACTATTCTTAAACATATCTTCTTCAATGGTATTATCGAAATGAGTATTCGTGAAGTACTTGAAGATCTAACAACTCATGTTGTTAAAGAAGTTGGCGATGGTACAACTAGTGCTATCTTATTATCTCAATTAGCATATAAACGCTTTGCTACTGGTCAAGAACCTAACTTGAGTGATGAAGCATATAAAGCTAGCGTTTACAATTTCAAAATGCCTCCAGCAGAAATTGAATATATGATTAATCGTCTTGTAAAAGATGTATCTAATCGTATTCTTTCTCATGCTAAACAAATTGAAACATATGAAGACATCAAAAAGATTGCTTTAATTTCTACAAATAATAATGAAGAAATGGCAGAATTGATTGCTGATGTTTATATGCAAAATGGTCAAGATGTTTATATTGACGTTAAGCGTTCTAATGATTCCAAAGACTATGTAAAAATCTTTGATGGCATGACTCTTAATAGTGGATATGCTGATAAAGTTTACGTGACTAATGAAGCAGAATCTACTGCAGAAGTAAACCATCCACGTATTTACTTCTTCGAAGATCCTATTGATACTCCAGAAATGATTGGTTTCTTGAGTGCCATTCTTTATCATAATATCTTTGAACCATTAAAAGCTAGAACTAAATTGATTCCTACTGTTATTCTTTGTCCCAAAGTTTCTGCCGATGTAGCTACAGTTATGGATCCATTAACTAAGACAATGATTAATGCTAAAGCTAGTGGTATTAATATTCCATTCTGCTTAGTATCTGATATTCATCAAGCTGAAATCATGATGGACTTGGCTAACCTTTGTGATGCTAAGACTATTCGTAAATATAGAAACTTAGAACAACAAGTGAAAGACCAAGAAAACGGCGATGCTCCTACAGAAGAAACAGTTCAAGACTGGTGTGGTCATGCAGATGCAGTAGTAGCTGGTTATAATAAAACTAAGGTAATCAATCCTAAAAATATGTATAAAGAAGGAACTACTGAATTCTCTGACTTCTATAAATCTATCTTAAATAACTTGGAAATGCAATTAGCTCAAGCTAAGCAAGATGGTAAAGATATGTCCGGTATTGGTAATCTTCGTCGTCGTGTTCATAGCATGAAAGCTAATATGGTAGACTTATATATTGGCGGTGCCACTCCAGAAGAACGTGATAATCGTTTCGATGCTGCTGAAGATGCTGTTCTTAACTGCATGTCTGCGGCTGAACATGGTTATGGTTGGGGCGCAAACGTACAAGGCCTATTAGCAATCAAAGAAGTATTATCTGATGAAAATACAACTGGTGATTATAAAACAATTGCTCAGTTATTCTATAATTCTTATTTAGATTTGATTTCTAAATTATATGGTAGTTCTTTAAATGAACTCCCTGAATGTATGGCTCAAGCTTCTGATGAAGTTAAAGCTATGGTAGAAGAAACAAACTCTAAAGGAATACCAGTAAACTTACGCACTAAGCAAACTGACTCCTTGGTATTGTCTTCTATCCGTTCTGATATTACCGTGTTAGAAATTGTGGGTAAAGTTGTAGGTATGTTAGTTACAACTAAACAATTCCTATGTCAAACTCCTGCCCATAATATCTATATAAAATAATTGTCCAGAGCAATCTTGTAAGAGTAGGCCATCAAAGGTCTACTCTGCAAGACCTCACTCTAAGGAGAATTAAATGGCTGCAAAATTACATTTAACTTTAGAAGAGTACGGAAGATCCCCTGCAGGTAAAGGTAATGTAATGGGATCTCAATTATTAGCAGAAAATTATAAGCAACGATTTGAAAAAGTCATGCTTAGAGTTAATGGTAAAATTGACCATAACTTTTACACAGATGGAGATAATTATTTTATTCTCCTAAGAGTACCATCTGAGGTGGTACCTAATTTTACATATGAAGTAGTGTTTAAGTTTATCCCTAAAAGTGGGGATGCTAAACATGCTAAAGATCTTAAAAACTATGAAGTTAGATTCTTCTCTAATGACCCAGCATTTACATATACTTATGCTCATACATATATTGAATATGGTTTATTGGTAGAAGAATTAGAAAATAAACTTTCTACTGAAGTAATAAAACAAAAGCCAAAAGAAAGAAACCCATTTGGAGTTGTAAACTTTGCTAAGATTCTTTACTTTGGTTTCTTATATATAAAACAACATGGTTATCTAGAAAAGCATTACTATGAAGCATCTAATCTTAAAATTAATAGAAAAGATGACTTCTTAAAACTAGTAACCAAGTCTGATATAAAAGCTATTGAGCGTGAAGAAGCAGAAAGTCATCTACGTAAAGTAGATCCTATGTTTAAGCATAGACTTGAACGTAAACGTCATGATAGTGGTGGCAATATAAAACAAACTAAGACCACTAAAGCTATCAAAAGAACTGCAACTACTCAAAGTAAACAAAAGAAATCTAATAATATTAGGGTTACTCGCACGACTAAAACTACAAAACGTAAATAAATTATATATTATAATTTAGAATATGTGTAGTTTTATCGGAGGTGTACGATGCAATTAACTGAAGCTTTAACGAGTAAAGCTGTAAGACGTGAAATAACTCCAGGAGAGGAATTAGACAGAGATTATTCTATTAGAACTCCAGAAGTTAAAAATTATACTTTAAGCATATCTGATGCAAATGCTATTCCACCTGTAGATAGATGGGTACCAAATCCAGAAGATATTATATTTAGAGGCCTTAGGGGTAAGCAAATTATGGCACCTTTGGCTAAAATCTTAACTAATGATGATGAAGACATGCTTATGTTTGATTCATTCATTCTAAGTGTAAAGAAATGCTACTCATCTGAAGAGAAAGTAGATCACTTTACGCAATATTTGAATTATTTTGAAAAATACTATGATCCTGATCATGAGTTACTAGCAATCTATGCTCGTATGAAGTTTATGATTGATACTGATGATGCTGGATTATATACAAAACAACAATTCATGGCCGATATTAAACGAGATATTTTATTTAGTACATTTGCTCGTAAAGTTAAAGCTATGAATGAAGATAATTTCATTATTCATATTAAACGTAATAAGAAAGATGGTAATGTACTTCAATATAGCAATCGTCATCTAAGTGCATTGATGGAAATTGGTTTATTCCAAATCATTCTAATTCCATTATTGACTCATTATGCATATATGAAGAAGATTCAAAATATTGATGCTTATTTGATGGAATTCTATGAAATTCTTATTATTGATATGCATCCAGATATTGATATCTTGACTAAATTATCTGAAACTGCAAATAGTCGTATCATTCAAGATATGTCTAAGAATAGTGGTTCTTGGGATAAACAATATATTCGTTCTAAGAATAAGTTCACATATAATATCGAAATTGTATGGGCTATTATTAGTCAGATTATCCCTAAAGCTATTTACGAAATGAATATTCTAAACCTAATCTATGTATCTATTAAAGGTAATATTACTAATAAGATTATTAGAGCTAAATATGAATATTCTTTTAACCAATTATCATCTGATCGTAATGAAGGCGACGATGATGATGATAATTCAGAATTTGATAAGTTTGAATCTCATCTTTCTAAGAAGAATGAAGCATTGCTTATGCATAATCAAGTAAACTTTCATTCTACAATGAAACAAATTGAAGAAAGATTTGGCCCATTCTCTAAAGAAGAAATAGAATACTATAAAGTGGAATTATCTAAAGGACGTAAGTCTCCAATAGTTCCGCATCAAAAGATATTAGTATGCTATCTATTCTATAAATGGTTTGGAGATCCATCCGCTTTAGGATCTATTGACCTAACAAGTTATATTAAACTTATCATTGCAGCTAAGAGAATACTTGCAGCAAACAATCTACATACGATGGAAGCAATTCTATCTGGTAAGTTTGTTAAAGTAATCAAGCGTGTAAATATGAATAAGAAGGAACTTCAAAAGATCACTTCTTCTAGTACATATGAAGCAGTTGCTGCTATTTATCATAATGAAAAGATTACTAATCTTTTGATAGCTATGTTGGCTACGATTGTATCTTCTAAATTCCAAATCATTGATTTTGAAAATAAAGAAAATACTGGTTTACCATTTGTACCACAACAAGAGCTATTGAATGAAGAGTTCTTAATTTATGCTAGTTTGATTAATAATAGATAGGTGTGATATAAATGGATGCAATAAACGGAAGAATCAGACATCTATACTATAATAGAAAGAAATCTTATGAAGAGATTGCTGAACTTCTAGGTATTAGTGTAGATGAAGTTACTAAATGTTTATTTGAAGAAACTTTTAATAAGACTTCTGATGATATTAAATCTGAAAAGGTATTAAAGTTTCCATCAAATAGACCAAAACCATTTGAATACGATGTATCTTCATTATTATCTCTTATTATTGTATATGATAAACTTGATGATATTGAAAAAGCTATAAACTTAGATGATACGGAATCAATTCAGTATTTATTATTATTCTTACATAAGTTATATAATGAAGTTGAAGATCCAAAAGTAAAAGATATTATAGCTCATCGTATTACTACAGTAGTAACCTTATTACTACCGGAGACTAATGATGGATCGAACAGCTAATACTATTAGATATTTATATTATCATAAAAATAAAATGTATCATGAAATTGCTGATATATTAAATATCAAAGTAGATGATATCTATAGGATTCTTGGTAAAGATATACCTAGTCCAACAATAGAGGATAAAGAAAAACAATGAAATTAATTGGATATTATTCAATCATCTCTTCATTGATCTTATCAGATAGACTAAATTTCAGATCTGAATTTACTGGGTATAGATTTGGTATTAACAAAAATAAATTTTATTATGCAGACTTAGATGATGATAAAGATAAAGTTTATATCTTAGATGATACTGATAATATTATGACTCAAAGTAAAAAGACTGGTAAATATAAAAATGTCGATAATTTCAATCGTGAAGCTAGAGATGCATTTACTGATATGATTAAATTCATGCGAAGTAAATATTATAATAAGAAATATGATATACGATAGGAGTTCAACTCCTATCGTATTCTATCTATTTATCAGGAGATTTAAAATGCTTTTAGATACTTTAAAAAAGTTTGCATTTGAATATATGGATGTGGAAATATCAAAAGATAAAGATACTGGTCATATA